TGAACCAACTGCACCTGTGCCAGCAACCCCTGTAACCGATACGTTAACAACGCCCGTAACAGACACAGAGCCAACTGCACTGGTTCCTGCAACTCCCGTAACCGACACATTTGCGTCAGCAGTAACCGTAGATGCACCTACAGATCCAGTAGCGCCGGGGAGTGCAACCTCTGAGTTCCACGCGCCTTCGTTCCACCCTCTGGTAGAGCTATTCCACCCATGAAGTGCAACGATGGCGTCAGACATTAGGCTATCCGGATAATCGCGTTAGACGCATCCGCTGTTGGGAAGACAACCGTAAAGTCACCAGAACTAGCAGCTTTATCCGCGCCAAAATCCAAAACACAAACTGTTGGATCTCCAGAAGCAGCTTCGTTATAAACCAAAGCACCCCTTACTGCCGATATTGTAACCGTAGAAAAGACTTCATCTGCAAAGTCTGTAAACGCGGTTGTGCTGCTGCTTGTTGGAGTAACACTTGTTAAAAAGTTACCTTTAGCAGTGTAATTTGTACCACTAATTTCGTTGCTAGAAGTATAAGCAGTAGTTGCCGCTGTAAAACTAGCACTGTTGTCATACAGAGCAATTTTAAACTGGTCACTTGCTGCCGTAAAATTGTGAACCCCCTTCATTAGTTCTACTTTGAACGAGGTGCATAGAAAGTTGCCACTAAAAGCCATTACATGTTCCTTATATATTCGGCCAGTTTTAACTGACCAGCATCTTTAATTGCATTATATACCGTAGTTCTATCACTTTGGATAGCCTGCATCATATATACCGCAATGATCTTTTCCATCTCATTACGGTACGCGTGGGCCTGATCCCTTATTGCAGGAGGAGCATTGTCGGAAATACCTATAAGTTTATTTACGCAACGCTTCGCAGTTTCTTCAGGAGTAAAACCACGATTGTCTGTAGTTTCTACTCCTACCTTAAAATCATTAGACATAGATACGCCAAAAGACATGTTGTTCATTGTTTCTGCCTCACAACGGGTCCTGTTCTGTACTCATCTGTAACTTCTTTGCTCTCGCCAAGGAGTTTGAGACCCATGATGGCCTCAACAAAACGCTTTTCATACAAGACCTGCATGTCCTGTTCGCCCTTCATAAAGATATAAGCTTCCATTAAGCTTCCGTACAAAAGAGCTAAATCAGCATTTTCGCTAATCCAAGTTTCAGTATTATCCGGAACTATTTTTTCTGAAGTTGTTCCATTTGTAACGCTGTTAATTACTGCAACAGCCCCGCTGGTATCTCCCACCAACGCTGTGCCAGAAGATGCGGTTCCTCTAGGATAAGCATCTGTCAAACCCGCAGGAAAATTAGCAGTTATTGTCGTGTTGTCAGTTCCAGATGTTCCTGTAACAATAAAAGAAGAGTTTGCAACGGAAGTGGTTTCTCCGGCTGGAGTTGCGATAACTGTTTCTCCGGCAGAGAAAACAGTTGCACCTGTATAAGCTACTACAAACGTAGTTTCACTTTTTGTTAAACTTGTTGGACGATAAAAGTAATGAATTTCAGCCGCATAAGAGCTATCCGGAGTAGGGCTTAAAATTAAATTGTTAAGATCATACTGAGCGTAGTAACGAGGAGGTCCAGTTACTGCCGGATCAGGGTTAAAAGATTGAATAAAGTTTGAATCTTTAAAATCTAAAAAAACCACTTCGCCGGAACTGTTAGTAAAAGACAAAGCAAACGGAGCTAGAAAATCGCTTGGAACTCTTAAAAACTTATTAGAAGCAGACATTGAACCAGAGTCGTTCTTTTGAAACAAACTTAGCTGAACGTTCTTTAAAATACGTTCTTCTGTGTTTTTAATAAAAACAGGGAGATTACTTACAAACGTTGTCTCGTTGTTTTCAGTGTAATCAATTATTGCCTGTTTTAATGTAGTGTAAGTATAGCTCATGATATAACCACCGTAACATCTCCTACAAAACCAAAAACCCGTGTTGGTCTAGGCTGCGGTTCTTCTACTAAGGGAATCCCAACATAAACATCTAAATTTTCTTTTATATCAGGACGCGCATCTTTTAAAGCTTCAGGATCGTTTACTTTACGAAAGGGACCCAGTTGGGGCTGTTTAGCCTCAAACTCATCGCGACCAACAAGCATGCCGTTCCACTCTTTACGCATGTCTCTATACCGATACCGGAAGCCGGATCGATCAGAGATGGCATAAGAGTTTCGACCTGTTGCAAATTTGCTCATCAACCCACCCTGTAATAATCATATTTTGGAACAACGTTAAACGATGCCCGGTCACGATCTTCAGTCATAGCGCGTTCAAACTCTTCTTCATACATAGCTTTTAACATTTGAACACGATTAGGGGCTCGCTTTACTGCAATGTAATAAGCTAATCCAGCCGCTAAACATGGATAAAACCTAAACGGCATGTCCATAGTGTTTATAAAGGTATCTGCGTCGTCCATGCGGGTAAGGGCGTTATAGTAAATAACGTCAGTGCTGTTCTCTGGAACAGGCCAAACTTTTAAACTAGGAGTAACTTGGCGATCTAAAAAGAACTGGTTTGGACGGCTTTCAGTGGTTTTGTTAGGAATACTGAGATAGTCATCTCGGCTCAACCTAGACAAAGAATAATCCGTTCCGTCCCTCTGGACTACTATAGAAAGAATATCAATTACATCCGCGCCTAGAGCATATGCCCCAGTGCTTTCAACCATAGAAAGAGTGCGCTGGGCAATAGTCCACTGGTTTAAACCGCGGTTTGCCCATTCAGCCAGCATAAGATTTAAAGAACGTTTTGCTGATTTAAGATCATAACCAGTACGAACATCTAAGCCGCAACGCTCAAAAGCTTCTTCAATATATTCTGCTACATCAAGTTCAAAATCTACGCTGCTAGAAACTGCCATATCATTCCTCGTTGTAAATGTTGTCGAATATTTGGTTTACATCTAATGTATAGTCTAAATCAGATTTAGAATAATGTACATGCTGAGAGGGCTTGAAGTCAGGAGCGCCTTCTCCAGTTTCAAACCAAGCAGGATGAGTTACTCGCACCCTGTTGTTAGGCAACGCAACAATATTACCCGTCCATTCACCCGCTTCTAAAAGCTGCATAACATGCGCTTGCTTATGTTGAGCCGGATCATCCGCAACATCTGTGTCAGTGTAATCAACAGTAAACATATACTTAGCTGGAAAGAGTTTGCCGTCTATCTTTGCCATCCAAGGGCAAGGCGTAGCTCTGTCCAAAGTATATACCGCATGAGTATGAGACGGACAGTCCCAAGGTTGTGCGTTGTGTACCGCCATTGGAACGGGCCAATCTTCTAAAGGCTCGTCAGCAACCAAAGCAGTTATCGGCATTCTAGCCCACATTGCACCGCCATGAACGTTTTCGTCACCGTCCTCATCAGCCTCACAACCCGTAAAGATTATCTGAAAGCTCAAGCAACGGTTGGGCATTGTGGTTACAGCAATTGCCATAGCATGCAGAAATTCGCCGTGGTAACGCTCATGGTTGACCGTATACTCACGACGAACCCAACACTTAAAGTGTGGTATATTGCTTTGCAAAAAAGGCACTTAATTACTTTTTCTTAGCCGCGCCGCCGCGTTTCATTTTAGCAGCGCCACCTTTAGCGTAGCCTTTTTTCTTCATCATAGCGCCGCCCATGCTTCTTTTAGCAACACCACCTTTAGCGAAGCCTTTTTTCTTCATAGCGCCGCCCATTTTCTTTTTAGCAACGCCACCTTTAGCGTAACCTTTTTTCTTCATTTTTTTCATGCTACTGATCCTTTTGTTTTTTTGCGTCTATTGCTTAAAACCTTTCCGCAACCCCGTGCTACCACAGTTCCGGCTACTTTGTTGCCTCTAAAAGGTCTCTTTGCTTTTGTTGTAGAAACCTCACCTCCTGTATACATATTTGTAACGGTAGCAGCTTTTGTATTTTTTACAACTTTTTGACCTTTAGCTCCCGCACGTTTCTTTTTTGCGGCAGTGGCGCGGCGCTGTTCTTTAGTAAGAGAACGGGCTTTGCTTTCAGGCAAGCAGCGGTCAGGTTTTTTCTTGTTTTTAGAAGTGCCACAAGGCCCCTTTATGGAACCGTCAGATCCTATTCTAACCCAGTTTTGGTCGCGCCATTTCTTTAGCTCGCCCATTTAACTTTTCTCTTGTTACCTTTACTTAGCGTCATCCCTTTTTCCTTTTACTTTTCTTGGCATAATTGGGGTCTTTACAATACTTAGACGCTGCCATGTTTGCATAAGCACTGGGATATGTGTCGAATGTTCGCTTGGCCCATGCTTTTCCAGAAGGACATATCTTACTGCCCTTGCTTTTTGGAGAAGCTTCTCCACCTCTTTTAAAGTAGCTTAAACCTCTAGGCATAGCGTCTTTTTTGCGAGGTGAGGTAGTGATTTGTTTGTTCATTTGACTACGACTTATTGCCATTTTAACACTTCCATCTTTTACGAGCTTGGCGCAAACGACTGTTAGGATCCTTTGCCGCTTTTGGAAACTTCTTCATCTGACCCAAAGAACGAGCGCAATAAGACTTACGACGCTTTGCTGCCACGCTGCCTTTTTTAACTTTTCCAGTAACAGCCGTTTTTAACTTGGATCCGGGGTTTTTTCTTCGATGCGCTTCCACACCTTTTTTAGTCATTCCCGCCCCAGATTTAGTGGGACGGTAATTAGTCTTGTTGCGTTTGATCGGTTTATCGCCCACAGGCAACTCCTACGCGTAGAAAAAGTTCATCATGTCTACCGTTCCAACGGTAAACGTTACATAAAAACCATCTTTAAATAGTACACCCTCATCAGGAATGTGATAATGCTGTGTTGTATTGTCTGTTCCAAGAGTACGCGCTTTGAATAACGAAGTTCCAGAAACACCGCTGTTAAGAAAATCTAACTCTCCAGCCGTACCGCCAGAAACAATTGAATAGCCTTTGAAACGAGTTCTACCCTCAAAAATAACGTCAGCAGCACTGCCGTTTATACCCGCAGAAACATTTCCCGCCGGATTGCCAACAGCTGTAATGCTTGCAATTGTTTTAAAAAAACCTGCGCTTGTAGCGGTATCGGCATTTGCTCCCGTAAGATTCTCTGTAAGAGAATCACCGTTTACGTCGGTTCCCACTATGTTAAAAGATTTACTGCTGTCATTTCCAGCGGATAAAATAGTCACTTGTCTTCCAGAAGCGTTTGTAACACTTCCGCCAGAAGCTAAAGCACCGCCAATTACTAAAGCCGCGTTGTTACCAACAGAGGCTGCTACCGAAATACCGTCTGCGTCTAAAGCCTGTTCGTCACGAATGAACCGGACCTGTACGTCTGAATTTGCCATGTTAATCTCCTATGAAGTAAGGAGGGGATTGCTCCCCTCCAGATAAATTATTGCAAGTTCATCCAAACTAAAGAGTACTCGGTATTTGCTCTTGCAGCCATAACTTCACCAACTTCAGTAAGCAGGTTATCCGTAGCAGGAGCAACTCCACCCGCAGTGCCACCAGAACGGACGGCAATGTTACCAACAACCAATGTGCCAACGCTAAGAAGAGCCTGTGGACCAGAAGTTGTAAACCAACCGTAATAATCAGCGGTCATGTCAATAACAGTAGCACCCATTACAGCGCCTGTTTCTGCGGCAGGGGCAACAATAAGACCAGTGTGTGGGTTTGCAA